TGCACGCGGGCGCGATTGCCTACTTCTACGACACGAACACGCTCCCCGTGGGTGGCGCGTCCCCGTCGCTGACCATGCTGGGGATGCAATGACGTTTCCCTGTGTGGAATTGAAGTTCTCGCGCGTCGTGCGAAACGTGCAGGCGACGCTCATCCTGGCGCGCGTCTACCGCGTGGACGATGGCGGCATCGTCAACGGCGTGCAGCAGTTCATTCGGACGCGGCTGCGACAGCGCATGATCCTCGCGCCGCCGGACGCGACGAAGGCCGAGGTGGTGACGAAGGCGCGGCAGAAGTTGCTTGAGTGGGCACGGCAGGAGGGCTACAACCTGACGCCGGATCGGCTCATATGCACCCTGTAGTGTTCTCGCGGTCGTGGTTCGCGCGCCATCAGCGGACGCTGCTGATGTTGCTCGCCATGCCGGTGATCGGCCGGGAACTGCGCGACGTGCTGGCGATTCGTCGGTGCGATGTGGGATACGACCGGCGCATCGTGGCGCTCGCGCCACACTACTACATCGTCGCGAATCCTGATGGCACGCTGACGATGGATTGCCGCACGCACACGAAGTACGCGAAGCGACTCCGGTATCAGCTCGACGGCCTGTGGCGAGCGGCGCACGGGTGGGACCGGTTCGTGGCGAATCCGTTGCTGCCGGCGTTGAACGTCGGATTCGACACCTTCACGGTCTTTCCCGATCCAGACCCGGAAGTGACGACGGTCGATGGCTTCGTCTCTCGGGAGAATGCTAACGAGGACTGGTCGACGCTGCGGAACGGCGCGGGTAACAATCCCAGCGATGCGGACGTGATTTATGCGTGGGCGGTCACCGCGACTGCGACCACCAACCAGTGGAAGAACATCTACCGTGGGATCTATCTGTTCGATACGACGACCTTGTCTGGCTCAGTGGTGACCGATGCTGTCTTATCGTTGTTCGGTGCGGACAAGACCGATGGCCTCGGCGTAACGCCAGACGTGGACATCTACGCCGCGACGCCGGCGAGTGACACCGCACTTGCTGCGGCCGACTATGGGCAGATTGGGACGACGCCGCAAACGAGCGCCCCGACGAGTTATGCGAATCAGTCCGGGTCGGCCTATACGGACCTCACACTGCTGACGTCGGCTATTACCGCCGGCGGGATCACGAAATTGGCGACACGTAACGCGAATTATGATGTCGCGAACGTGGCGCCGACGTGGTCGAGTGCGGCTCAGTCGCTGTGGCAAGTCAGGTCGTCGGAGGCAAGCGGCTCGTCGCAAGATCCGAAACTAGTGGTCACGTTCAGTGCCGCGGCTGAGGCGTTGATCACCTTACTGGGAACGGCTCCGGTATGACGGCTTTCTCTTCCCTCTACGGCGCACGTCTCGATCGCGAGCTCGGGAACGAGGACCGCACGGTCCTCTTCACCACGGCGAAGCGCCAAGGCGCGATCAATGAAGCGGCGCTGGAGTTTGCGGACCAGACCGAGTGCCTGATTCGCACCTCGACGGTGACGATCACCGGCGGCACCGGGGAGTATGGGCTGACGTTCGATCCGAGCACGGGCGTGGGGGACTTCCTGCGCTGGGCGAAGGAGGGCGTGCAGTTCCACTACACGGACTCCGCGCTGAACGTGACGATCTTGGTCGGTGACGACCTGTTGCGGCGGGATGTGCCGTGGCTCGATCGCTACGAGCCGGGGTGGCGGACGTCCACGGTGTCCTCGCTGGTGATGCAGTTGCCGTCGATGTATTACGAGCGGATGGACGGCGGGCAGCGGTTACTGGGCTTCGTGCCCATTCCGAGCACGGGCTCGAGCGCGAGCGCGAAGGCGGTGGTGCCCTACATCGCGATGCCGATCCCGATGACGTCGGACACGCAGGAGCCGTTCAACGTCTACAGCCTGCCGTCGACCTCGGCGATCACGGGGCAGCAGCGCACGGACCTGCGGCCGTATCACCAGGCGCTGGTCCACTACGCGGCGGGGCAGCTCGAGAAGTTGCGGCGGGATTACGACGCGAGCGACCGACAGATGAAGATTTTCTACAGCTACATCCAGCGCTACTGGCAGAACACGCGGACGAAGGGCGGCACGGCGTTGACGTTCGGCAAGAACTACTTCGGCCGGAGGCGGGGATGATCCGCGTCACGTTTGCGTGCGGGCATGTGTTGGCGGACGTCGATGCGAGTCAGGACGCGCCGGTCTGTCCCGAGTGCGGCGAGCGCCGGATTGTGCGGGTGAACGCGCCGCAGCCGAAGTTCCGCGGGGTGGCGACGGGACCGCTGTGTGAAGAAGCACCGAAAGGGAACTAGTCATGGCGTATGAATCAGCCGGTATTCGGTTTACGGAAGGCGGCAAGGGACCAGGGGCGGGGGAGTCGCGCGGCACGTCGCCGGTGCAGGAGGCGATCCAGTTGCTGCGGTTGCGGGTGCCGAAGTTCAGCGGGGCGCCACCGCCGGCGATCCCGCCGGGGCTGATGGCGGGGGGACCGGGTGGACCGCCTGACGACATCATGCGGAAGTTGCAGATGCTGTTCTCCGCGATGATGGGACCGCAGGCGCCGAGCGCGCCGAACGCGCCGAGCTTCGGGCAGCAGCGGACGAGTGCGCCGTTCAACCCGATGTCCGCGGTCGCGGGTGGGCAGACGTTCGGGCAACCGTTCCAGAACGCAACCGGGTTCCCGTTGCCGTCGTTCATTCCTGGCTACAACCCCCCGCCGGCTGAGCCGCCGCCGGTGCCGGGGACTGGCCCCGCGCCGCCGGTGCCGCCACCGCCACCGCCACCGACGAACGGGCTGGTCATGGGCGAGGCGAATCCGAACGAGCCCATAGCGAGCGGGCCGGACTTCTACTATCGTGGCTAAACAAGCCTCGGCGCAGCAGCCGGTCACGCCGCGGAAGTATCAGCTGATTCCGGTCACAGACATGACCGGCGGGCTGGACCTCCGTACGGCGCCGTCGCTGCTGGCCTCGGATCGCGCGCAGGTGCTCACGAATTGGAGCTTGAGTGAGCCGGGGTCACTGGTCGTGCGTCCCGGCTACACCGCCGTGTCGACGTCGGCACTGAGCAGCGGTCGCATCAACGGGGCGGCACGGGTCTATCTGAATACGACGATCCCGAACGCGGCGAGCACGATCTTTACCCTCGTGAACGACGGCGCGAACGGCACCGTCCACACGATGACGGACAACGGCGTGTTCTCCGTGGCGCGGTTGTCGGGGCGCTCGACGGTCAACGAAGTGTATTTCCCGGCTGACCGGGATCTGGTGGCGGTGTTCGATTCATCATCGGTGCCGATGAAGTCCACGAACGGCTCGAGCTGGACGCGGTTCGGCATTGCGCCGCCGTCCACGCTCAGTCTGTCCTCGGTGGCGTCGGGCACGCTGCTCGCGTCGGAGTTTGAAGTCAGCTACACCTTCAAGGACCGTGACCTGGCGTATGAGTCCAATGGGGCGACGACGCCGAGCACGATCACACTCATCTCGACGGGGGCGATCCAGGCGGTGCTCCAGAACTCCACGGACGCGCAGGTGGACGCGCTGGTGGTCTACTGCCGGAACGTGACGAGCGGCGAGACGGTGCTGCGGAAGTTCTCGAGCCAGGCGCAGGCCGGCGGGCCGACCACGACGGTGACGATCAATAGCTCGAACTGGACGACCGGCGCGGAGATTCCGAACAACCACACGGTGCCGCCGGTGCTCAGTTTCGGAGTCGTCTGGAAGAACCGCTGGTGGGCGCGAAGTGCGACGGTGACGAACCGCCTACACTTCACGGAGCTCTTCCAGCCGCAGTCCTGGCCGGGGTTGTTCTTTCTCGATTTGCCCTTCGTGAAGGGCGACAACATCACGGCGATCCAGCCGCTGGGGGATGCGCTGCTCATCTTCGGCGAAACCACGGTCTTCGTGATCGTGGGGCAGAACTCGCTGGAGTTTGACGTGCGCCCGACGCTGACCGCGGAAGACGGCGCCTTCGGGCCGCGCGCGGTGTGCCTGGTGGAAAACAGCGTCCTGCACGCGGGGGCGAGCGGCGCGTATCTCTTCGACGGGACGAGCGATCGGCTGTTGTCCCATGACATTGATCCGGCGTGGCAGGACTTGGTCACGAACAGCACGCCCGCGGCGCTGAGCCGGATCGCGGTGGTGTATCACCACAAGCGGAAAGAGATCCGCGTGGCGGTCCCGCGGCGGTATCCGACCTCGGTTAGTGGGGAATGGGTGCTGGACATGATTCGCACACGGCTCAACGACCAGCGGCCGGCGTGGAGCGCGACGGACCGGAACATCGGGATCTATCTACCGTTGGACGGGCCGGAAACCGGAAACGGCTTCCGTGGGGAACTGTGGGCGACGAACGGCAGCACGACGGGGCTGGTGTTCCATGAGAGCGTCGGTACGACCGCGAACAGTTCGAACCTGATGGCGGACTACCAGGGTCCGGCGCTGAACATGGCGCCGTTCCGCGGGCGGTGGATCGATCTGCGCGGGCAATACGAGCCGCACGCCGGGACGCTGACGTCGGACCCCGATGTGGACGGGACGCCGCTCGGGTCGCAGACGTTGTCGATCGGGATTGCGGGCGGGTCTGTCTACGGCACGGCGCAGTATGGGACGGCGACGTATGCCGGCGCGGGCCGGCGGCAGTTCTTCAAGATGCTGCCGCTGATGGCGGACGGGCGCACCTATACACAGAGGTTTACTTACAGCGGGCAGGATGATCTGCGGCTGTTCGGGTATCACGTCGGCGTCGTGCCGGAAGCGCACACGCGCGACTTCGCGGAGTAACGCAGTTGGCAAACTTTCCAGGCTCAGTCAAAACGTTCACTTCGCGCAACACGGGGGACGTGATCCAGCCGGGGCACGTCAACGATCTACAGGACGAAGTCAACGCGATCGAGGACGGCTACCTGAACGGCACGGCGCGGCTGAACTCGTCGAACTCGACGCTGGTCAGTCTCAGTGTCACGGGGCCGTCGACCGTGGGCACGTTGCAGGCGGGTGCGTCCACCGTGGCGACGCTGAGCGCGGGCGCCTCGACGGTCACGACACTCAGTGCGGGGTTGTCCACGCTGACGGGGTTGGATGTGGTCGGCGGGAGCACGCTGGGCGGGCCGCTCGTGATGCGCGGCATCCAATCCACGACGCTGTCGTCAGGCAACCTGGATAATTTCAACATTGCCTCCACCGCCAACATTGTGAACTGCACGCTGCCGGCGGGGGGTTCCACGATCACGGGCATGCGTGGCGGCACGGATGGGCGACGGGTGATCTTCTCGGCGCTGTCCACGGTGGGCATCTGCCGATTCGTCCATGAGGACACCGGGTCCAGTGCGGAGAATCGGTTCGTGATTCTGAACGGGAGCATCCCACTCGGCGGGGTGGCGTCGTCGGGGTATCCGTTGCTGTCGTTCACCTACATCAACAATCGGTGGTACCAGGGCTGGTAGATGGCGGACAAAGGCGCGGTGGAATTGGAACTGAACGCGCTCCCCCCGGAGGAGCGGGGGCCGATCGGCCGGGCGATCAAGTACGTCATGGATAACTGGTCCCACGGGCAACCGGACGAAGGGCGACGGGCGACGAACGGGCAGTGGTATCTGCGCTCGAGCACGACGCCCAGTACCGCCCTGACGGAGTTCTCGATCACGCACGGGTTGAGCGCGGCGCCGACGGCGATTTATCCCGTGCTGTTTTTGGATAGCACGAACAACCAGTTGATACCCTTACAGGTGACGCGCCCGGCGGACGCCAGCCGCGTCTACCTGCGAAGTGCGAGTACGAGCGCTGTGTTTCACGTCTGGATCGAACCCGTGGTTCTGCTGTGCGCCGTGGCTCTGGGCTATGTCACATGAGGCCAACGGACAAGGCGCTCAAGGAAACCGCGGTCGGCAGGCATGTCTCATTTTACCATCGGATCGAACCATGAATTGGAACCGTATCGCCATAGTAGGCACCGCCGGATCGTGGGTCCAGACCCCGTGGGACGATCCGAACCTGCTCGTCGTCTCCCTGAACGACGCCTATCGTCTGCCGGGCTTCAAGCGCGCGGACGCGTGGTACGACTTCCACCCGTTGAACCGGTTCCACCATCCGCCGGACGGGCAGCCGGTGTTCGCACATACCGTCCCGCATGGCTACTACGTGCGGCCGAAGGAGCACCTGCAGTGGCTGGGGAGTCAGACGATCCCGGTGTTCCTGCACCCGCAGTATCTCGAGCAGCACGCCGAGGCGCAGGCGTGGCGGCACGCGCGGGCGTTTCCGAAGGCGGCGGTGGAGGAATATTTCGGCTACCCGCCGACGTCGGTGGAGAAGCTGTATTCGACCTCGTCCCCCGCGTGGATGCTGGCGCAGGCGATCATCGAAGGCGCGAAAGAAGTCCACGTCTACGGGATTCACTTGGCGACGGAGCACGAGTACATCGAACAGCGCCCAAACTTCGAGAGCCTGCTGGGACGTGTCCTCGGCCGCGGGAAACAGACCACGCGCGTTGCGGACGGCAAGCGGTATTACGAGACGCAGGACGGGCTGGTGGTGCTGCCGGAAGCGTCGCCGATCTTCCAGAGCGACTTTCAGTATGCCTTTGAGCCGCGACCAAGAGCGCTGCGCGATCCGCTCGCGTGGGACGTGCATCGGTTCGGCATCAAACGCGCGCGGGCGGTGCAGGCGCTGATCGATCGGAAGTGGTACCAGCGGCGGGGACCATTGCAGGATGAACTCGCAACGTGGGACGCACACCTGGCTGACGCGCAGGATGCGCTGACGCGGTTAGACACCGCAGGGAATTGGGCATGACCGAGAATCCGTGGGTGCAAGACTGGTTCGCGCGCAAGGTCCAAGCGCAGGAAGATCCACAGAACGGCGACGCCGTGAAGCGCGCGTTGCAGATCCTGGCGAGTCAACTGCCGGGGCAGGCGATCACGGGACCGGGTGGTCCTGGCGACAACGAAGGGCCGGGCACGGGGCCAGGGGGCGGTGCGCCGCCGGGAAGCGGGGGGGGCAACCCGCTGGACCCGCCCCCGGGATCTGGTGGCGGTGGCGGTGGCGAACAGTTGCCGCCGGAGCTCGCGGAACTCATGGAACTGCTCATGGGCCGGATGCGCTACCAAGAGCCGCTGTTCCAAGCGATCACGCAGCAGGCGATGGGCGGACTCCCGCGGCCCTACAACGGGCGGCCCCCGTTGGGTCCGGCGGGAACGCCGGCATCGCAGCTCGCGAACAACACGCAGTATCCGTATCCGGGGCCGTTCTGGCAGGGTGGGCCGCTGACGTAACGCGACGGTAACGGTAGGGAGCACGAACAATGCCTGAGTGGTGGGAGTCAGCGCCGGTCGTGTCGGGCACGTTGCAAGCGATGCCGACCATCGCGGGCGCGCAGTCCGGCGTACCGCCGGACACGACTGGGACGGGTGGCTACTTTCAGCCGCCGGACACGTCGCAGCAGCAGCAGTCCCAGACGAAGGCGGCCGAGCCGCCGACGACGTCGGGGACGTTGCAGCGGCAAACGACCGCGCAGTACTTGCAGGACTTGTTCACGGGAAAGAATCGGGACGTTCTCGCGGGGGATTTCTCGTTCGATCCCAGCAACATGGGGACACAGTTCGATCCCGATGTGCTGCTGAAGCTCAAGCCGTGGCTGGAAAGCCTCGGCTTCAAGGTGCAAATCAAGCCGTCGGACAACGGTCGGCCCAGCGGGCGCATTTTCTTCCCTGACGGGACGACGGCGGCAGATACCAACATCAACGGGAGTTGGGGCTGGCTGCTGCGGCAATTAGGACTTGGTGGGGACGGAACACCGGGTGGACTCGGCGGGAATCGGTTCCTCGGACAGTTGCGTCTCCCCAGCATCTTCGGGCCGGGCTTTGACTTCGGCTCCGGCGGTGGGGCGGGGAACGAGTTCCTGGCGAACGGCCCGATCTTCACGGACGCCGCGACGATCGACTGGGAGAACGCGCTGCGGGACTTCGTGACGCGGTTGCGGCAACCGATCGTGAATCCCGACCTCGATCCGCTCGTGTCGTTCATGCGCGGCGAGTTCCAGCGGCTGCAGGGGCCAGCCTACACGCCGGAAGAACTGGACCTGATGCAGACCCAGGTCTTTGATCCGCTGACGGCGCAGCGGGACGTGGAGCGGCAGAACATTCTGAACTGGGCGAGCTCGCACGGCATGGGACCGAACGACGGTCCCACGCAGCAGTTGCTGTCGGATCTGAATCGGCAGTACTCGCAGGTGCGGACGAAGGGGTCCGCGGACGTCGCCATGAAGGCGATCGACCAGGGCCGGCAGAACCGCCAGCAGGCACTGCAGGTGGGCTCGGCGTTGACGGCATTGCACGACCAGATTTTCAATCGCGAGGAGGACCGGATCACGCAGGCGATCGGGTTGCTGCAGCAGATCCCCGCGCTCGCGGATTCGCGGCTGGCGCTGGCGAATAGCGTGCTGATGGGCGGGCAGGCGGCGGCGGGCGTGGCGGGGTCGGCGGCGAACTATCTCGCGTCGATCTACAACACGCAGGCGAACCAGCAGGCGGCGAACGCGGCGAGCAATCGGAACTTCTGGTCGGGGCTGATCCAGGCGTTCGCGGTGGCGGCGCCGTACATCTTCGGATAACGCATGGCTGACATTTACACCACATCGCGCGAAACCGGGCAGTCGCCCATGTCGGCGATCCAGCAAGCGCTCAAGATCCTCGCGACGTCCATGCAGCAGTCTCCGCAGTTGGCCTTCACGCCGAAGACCTACACCGGCGACGACCTCGCGATGCAGTCCGAAGAAGCCGAGAAGAAGCGGACGATCGAGGAGCTGCTGCGGGCGCTGACGGAGAAGTTCCGAGCGGGGCGGTATGGCGGGGCAGGTGGACCCTACAGTGGCGCTCTTTGATCGCGTCGACGACGACACGGCACCGCCGGTGTTAGCGACACCGCTGGACGCCTTCGGGACGATGCCGCCGGCCACGACACTGCCGCCGGCCCCGCCGCGCGCCCTGCCGGGGATGATGGCGGCCCCGGCGCCGCAGGAGGGGCTGGGCGGGCGCGAGCGGTTGATGCGCGCGTTGACCATGCTGGCCCCGATGATTGCGGGGATCATCGCGCAGGCGCGGAACAAGAATCCCTACGGGAGCGGAACGGCGCAGGGGCTGGTGATGGGCGCCGCGAACGCGGGGGAGATGTTCCAGCAGCAGGACGAGCAGCGCCGGCAGCAGCAGGTGCAGGAGGAGACGCGCCGGCAGCAAGCGGCCGACCGGGAGACGAAGAACGCGATGGAGGCGCAGCGCTTCGCGATGGAGCAGCAGCGGTTCCTCGATCAGCGCGGGCAGCAGCGGGCGACGGCGCTGGACTCCGTCGCGAAGGGCATTGCGGGCTTCGATACCAAAGAGGACTACGACGCCTACATCGATCGAATCGGGACGGCGCTGCAGCAGGGTGGGCATCGCGACCTCGGGCCGAACCAGCTGCGCGTGCTGTTTCCGTTCGTGGCGCCGACTGCGGCGAAGCGCGCGCAAAAGGTGCTCGACGCCTTTCTGAAGAACCCGATCAACCAGGGGATGCTGCAGAAGGCCGAGCAGTTGCCGAGCGCGAAGATCGCCTTCGACGTGGACGGGGACGGGATTGCGGAGACGATCCCCTTGCCGCGGTTGTTCGAGATCGCGCAGCAGCCGCTGGCGGTAGACGACCAGGGCAAGGCGATTGTTTATCCCAAGGGCACCACGAAAGAGGACGCCGTAGACGCGCAGGGACGGTTCGAGGGTCTGCTGAAACAAGCCGCAGCCGAAGGGAAGGACATCACCGACGAGAAGTTGAAGGACGCACTGCGGGACCAGGCGCTCAAGAAGCACCGGGACGCCACGACCAAGCCTGACAAGCCTAGTGGCGCGAAGGGCCGCACGGACGAACTCGCGGACGCAGTGATGGCGAATCCCGAACTGTGGGACTCGTTGACCCCGAGCGGACGCGAGAAGATTGCGCCGATTCTCGCGGAGCGCGGGTTCACGCAGTTCGGCAAGGCTATGCCAGCCACGGCGGTCAAGCAGATCGCGGACTCGCGGAGCGCCGTCGAAAGCCTGAAGGATCTTCGCGAGGTACTGAAGAAGAACGAGCAGTACATCGGCCCCATCGCTGGGCTGTCGGCGATGAACCCGTACTCCGAAGCGCGGAAGGCGCAGGCGGATATCGACCGCGTCCGGCAGCGCGTGGGGAAGGCGTTGGAAGGTGGCGTCCTTCGCAAAGAGGACGAGGAGAAGTACAAGAAGATCCTCGCGACGTTGCGCGATGTGCCAGAGACGGCGATCTACAAGATCGACCAGCTCATTCAAGACATCGAGCGCGACATTCAGACGTTCATGGACGCGCAGCGGCAATCTGGGCGACGGACGGGCGAACCGACGCCTGCGCCGACTGGCGCTGCTGAACAGTGGGAACGCGGACCTGACGGCAAGCTCCGCAAGAAGGGGAGCCAGTAGTGCCTCGACGCATCAGCATTGACGGCGTCGTCCACGAGTTTCCCGACGACGCGACGGACGAGGAGATCAGCCGCGCCCTCGAAGCGGCACCGAATACGTCACGGACCAAGCGACAGCGAACGTGGACGGATACCGCTGTCGATGCGTTGCCGATGGCGACTGGGGCCGTTGGTGGACTGATTGGCGCGACGGCTGGCGGTGTGCCTGGGGTGGCCGGTGCTGGCTTCGGTGGCATGGTTGGGGAAGCACTGCGGCAAGCCATCAACGATTTGCGCGGTGCTGACCCGAATCTGATAACTGGCTCACCGCTCGGCGATCTGGCGTTACAGACAGGTGGACAGGCGGCGCTGGAGGGTGGCGGGCAACTGCTCATGAAGGGCGTGCAGTCCGGCGCGAAGGCGGTCTACCGTGGCTACCTGAAGCCCTCGCTGGCGCGGGCCAACGTCGCGAAGGCGAGCGAGATTGTGGACACCGCCTTTCGGGAAGGCTTGCCGGTGACGGAAGGCGCAACCGCGGAAGCCGGCCGGCGCATTGGCGAACTCAAGGCGCGTGTCGACACGGAACTCGCCCAGCACGCAGGGACGGTGAACCTGACGGACATCGCGAACAAGCTCCGGTCGTGGGCGCATGGGATGTTCAACCGCTCCGGGGTGGCGCCGGACGAACTCAAGGCGGCGCTCGCGGTGGCGGATCGCATCGACAACCATCCCTCGTTGCCGGTCAATCCGTTCAACCCGAGTCAACCTGCGACGGCCACGATGACCGCGGCGAACGACACAAAGCGCGCGCTCCAGCAGGGCACGTATGGTGTGAAGGGCGGCGCGCAGCGCGAGACGGAGAAGTACGGCGCGCGGCTGACGCGCGAAGAGATCGAGCGACAGGCACCGGACGTGGGGCCGCTGAATATGCGCGAGAGCAAGTTGATCGACCTCGCGCGGTCGCTGCGACAGGCCACAGCGCGCGAAGCGAATCGCAACGCGCTGTTCGGTGTGCCGTCGGTCATGGCTGGCTTGGTGGGAGCCACAGAACAGGCGCGCACGGGCGATCCAGCGAGCGCGACAGCGAAGGCGTTGGCGTTGCGGATGGCGTTGTCGCCAGCCGTCGCGACTCGCGTGGCGATCTTGGCTGGGCGGATGGCTGCGAAGACGCCGGGGGCGGCTGTATCGGATATAGCGAGGGCGGCGGTTCAGGCGGTGCTAGAAGCCCAGCAAGAAGGCGGCGAACCCGTAGAGGGCCAACAGTAGAACAGGGACGCCAAAGAGGAACGCGGCCCATTGTCGCCACGGTTCCCAGCGTGCCCAGCGGCGGGAGAGTTCGTCGTCAGTGTGAATGCTCATGATCTTCGGCTTCGTGGCTCAATCGAGCGGAACATCGCCGGCGCCTATGACCGACGCGCAGTGGACAGAATGGAGTTTCAAGACCTTCGGGCCGGTCGTGACGCTGCTCGTGGTCTTCATTCTCGGCCTGATTCGCCGCTGGTGGGTCTTGGGCTGGGTGTATCTCGAGAAGGTGGACGAGGCGAAGGAGTGGAAAGCCGTGGCGCGGCAGTCCACGCCGATCGCCGGGAGAGCCTTGGATGTCGCGACCAAAGTCACGGAGGGCACGCGATGAGGTGGTGGCTGTCGTTCTGGAGTCCAAGACGGGCGCGCCCGCGCGATCCCGATCTGGACTACGCGAAGCAGCAGTTGGAGAACCACGAGTATCGGCTGCAGGTGCTGGAGCACGAAGCGGACGAACTCGTCGGCGGGAGCACGCCCTACAGCGGTGCTGAGCGCCGGTCGCGTCCGCGGATCATCCAGCATTGACGCGCGCGGGCTTCGCCAAGCTGAAGACCCAACTGCGCCGCGATGAAGGCTCACGGCTCGAGTCCTATCGAGACGGGGCCGGCAACCTGACGATCGGCGTCGGCCACAACATCGACGCGCACGGCATCTGGATCACGAAGCAGCAGGAAGAACAGTTGCTCGATGAGGATCTGACGCGGGTGGTGCTGGAACTCCACGCGGCGCTGCCGTGGGTGCCGGATTTGGACGAACCCCGCCGGCGCGTGCTCTACAACATGGGCTTCAACATCGGGACACGCGGGTTGCTCGGGTTCAAGCGGACCTTGCACGCGGTGGAGCACCGGCAGTTTCCCCAGGCCGCGACGTTCATGCTGCAGTCGCGGTGGGCCGAGCAAGTCGGCGCTCGCGCGCACCGACTCGCGGAGACGATGCGAACGGGCGTGGACTGACCTACCGCGCATTGGCATGTGCCGCGAGTGTGGTGCAGGCATTCTTCACAGCGTTACCGAGTGTCCGCGTGGACCCGCTGCCGAGTGCATCGCCGTCACGAGTGAACAGAACCCACTTGTTGTCTTTCCGCGCGTGGCCTTTCCCGCCTTCATGCTCCATGAGCAACACGTAGTCGGCACGATCCTTGTCAGCCGTGACGAGGACGCTGCGACACGTCGCCTGCAGCGTCTTGATGATCTCGGCGGTCTGCGGTCTGGCCCCGCCACGAACGGCGCCGGCGGTAGACGCGATGGCACCCTCGATCTGCCATGATGCGCTCTCGGTGACGAAGACGCGCGGCTGGACCAGTGACTGGAGCAGGAGCGCCATCAAGACAAGCATGGGAGCCTCATTGTAAAGAACAGGGCGAAACTCCCCACCATCCACTTCCCACATGCAGAAATCATTAGAGAATCCACGCGGCGCCGATGCCTTTCAAGGCCAAAACACGGGTTCGAATCCCGTTGGGGACGCCAGACAAACCCCCTCTAGCAACCCCTGAAAATACACGACATAACGCGACTCTAGACTGGCGAAACTGCCCACCGAACTACCCACCGATCCGGGCGACGGCGCGCACAGCCGCACGGCTCCGCCGTGGCACCGCAGCGAGCATGTAGCGTTCTGTGACACGCAGCGAGGAATGGCCGAGTAGTGTTCTCGTCGCTTGAATGTCCCCCGTCGCCTGGTAGATCGCCGTGGCGAACGAGTGCCGCAGATCGTAGGGCACGACCGACGCCGGCAGTCCGGCCTTCACCGCGGCCGCTTTCCACATCCGAGCCATCGGGGCGGTCGTGAAACTGCCCCAGGCGTCCCCCTTCGCGAACGCCTTCAACGCCTCTTCCGCGCGAGCCGAGAGCGGGAGCACGTAGGGCTTGGTCCCGCGCCCTTTCTCCGTGCCTGGGACGAGCAGGGCGTGCGCGCGGGCATCGTAGGCGTCTGGCGTGAGACGCATCAGTTGGCCGGCGCGGATGCCGGTATACGCCATGACCGCCAACCTGAGCTTCGTCTTGCCCTTCGGTACGAGCGCAAGCGCTTTGCGGATCTTCGAATAGCGGATGCCGCGGGGGAGTGGCGCCGGCACGCGGAACTTCGGCACGTCGCGGACGGGGTTCGAGGCGCCTTTCCCATCGAGCGCGTGGAACAGCGCGAGCAGGGCGGTCCGTCGTTTGTTGCACGTCTCCGGCTCGAGCGTTTGCCGCCACTCGTGCAGGACGCGTGAGACGTCGTCCTTCGTGATCGTGTGGCGGTAGGTATCCTCGCCGAGCGCGTCCGTCCAGAGCTGCAGATGACGCTGACGCTCGTCGTGGTGCGGCCGGCCGAGGCAGTAGTCGCGCAGGTAGCGCGTGACGTCGGCGCCGAACGTGCCGCGCGCTGGCCCTTTCCGGTCGGCCTTCCAGCGTTTGCGGATCTCGAGTAGCTTGCCGGTGGCTTCGTCCAGTGTGAGCGTGGACGGCTTCAGGCGTTGGCGGTGAACCTTGCCGGCACCGATCCCGACCGTGACACGCCAACCCTTCGCGTCACGCGTCAGACCGCGTGGAAACTTCGGGCGCGTCACGGATGCCGGCCTTCGAGTTCATCGAGCATGTCGTCAACCAGTGTTTCGATGACGGCGGCGAGCTTTGGATTGAGCGCTTGTAGTCTTTCCGATTTCTGCGCGAGTGAGCAGTTGAACAAGTTGCCTTGAGACGGTCGTGATCTGCGAGATGAGCGCGGCGTGTTCGGCGCGCTCACGCGCGAGCTGTGTTTCAAGTTCGATGATACGAGCCGGAGCTGGGACACGCGACTCTCCTTGCTGGTGGGGAGTCTGTTGTCCCGTACCGACGTGACGTAGTAGGTCACGTCCGTAATTCGCGACGACGAAAGAGGTTGCGAGCACGGTGTAGTCAAGCTCGTAGAGGTCGGCTAGGGCTCGGAGCGCTTCGGCGTCTGGGTGCTTCGTCTTGCCGCTCTCCAGCCGAGTTAGTACGTTCCACGTCAACACGCCGGGGTGTTTCACCCGCGATTGAATGACAGCCTGCTGGACGCTCCAAGCGCGCGCGGTCCGCAGCGTGACCAGCAGTTCTCCTAACTCTCGGTGAAATATGGGTCTGGCTGGTGGCCGCTCCGTCACGCGCGAGCATCGTAGTCCGGCCTCCTCTCTTTGCAACGACTCGCCAAAGTTTGCTATTGACATTGAAATGAACTGCAACTACAGTTATCCCCAATGTCACGGACGGTTAATTTCGACGGCGAACGGATGCGCTTCGACATAGCCGCGCGGGGATGGCAACCGGCCGACCTCGCTGACCGAGCGCATGTGGCTCGGTCCACGGTCGGTCGCTTCCTGAGCGGGGAGTTTCAGACCGCACGGACGGCCAACAAGCTGTCGAAGGTATTGGGATATTCGATTCGGCGCTACCTCATTTCTTCGCGTGAGGCTGTGGACGCATGACGCTCTCGTCCTCGCGCTGGCGCACCGTGAAAGAGATCACCGCCGATCTCCGGTTTCCTTCTGAAGATGCGTGCCGCGTGTGGTTGCGGCGTCAGCATATTCCGAGTGTGAAGCGAGGCCGGATCATTCTGGTGTCGATCCGCGATCTCGATGCCGCGCTCAGGCGTGTGGCCTAACACCGTGAACACGATAGTCACTAGCACCAATCCGCGTCACCGCAATTGTTATGCAGGAGCTTTTGTATGAGCTTCGTCCTGATGGCGGTGCAGCCCGGTCCCATTCTCGCCACGGTGCTGCGTGAGCAGGGCATGAGCCAGAAGGAAGCGTCGCTGGTCATGGGCTATGCCAACCCGGCGGAACTGTCGCGGGCGCTCCTAGGTGAGCGGGGGCTGGATACCCGTCGCGTCGTGTTGCTGCGGTGGAGCGTGTTCGCGGCGTTCTGGTCCCGGCTGGTGGCGGCGAAAGCGGACGAGGACGCGCAGGAGATGCGCGCGGAGCGGCTGCAGATGGCGCGGGCCGACCTGCGACCCGTCACTGAAAGGAAGGCCGTATGACAACGTTTGCGGTGTTGATGCGGGAGCCGACTGGGGAGATTTTCTGGTTCTGGCTGGCTGTCGTTGTCGCCGTTGGCGCGATGGGTGCGGGGCCGGTGCTGAGCGCGATCTTCTCAGCCTGTCGAAAGCCATCGGTGCGGCGCTTCGTGATCGCGTTCATCGTGGCGTGCATCTTTTCGCTCACGGCCGGCGTGGCAAATGCCTACGCGATCGTGATCAAGTGCGACTGGTACGACGTGCTGTGGTGGCTCTGCGGCTAGCGAGGACGACATGACCCCGACACAACGACAGAGCGCGATCGATCGGGTGCGGGAAAGCCTCGTGGTGCTGGTGCATCTCGCGCGCAGTCCAGAGGGCTACACCCCAATGGACCGCTACATCGACCACACCGCGGAAACCCTGGTGGACGCGGTGCTGGCGTTGACGAAGCCGCGGCCGGCGGAACTGACCGTGGACTGGCCGCAAGCCTTTCCCCGTCCTGAGCATGAAACCGATGACGAGTGGGTGGCGCGGATGAGTGCCGCGGTCGAGAGGTTGCGCTAGTGAACCGCTGTAAGAACTGCGGCGCGAAGTTCGGCGAGCCGCACTCGGTGGAGTGTCCACGCTACGAGGATCTGCGCCCGGCGAATCGGGCACTGGATGCCGCGGTGAAAGCGCAGCACGAGTGGGACGACTACCAGATCGATCGCATCCTCGATTTCATGGTGAATCTGCCGCGGCGGGGTGAGGCGCGGCGGTTCGTGGAGAACATTTTCGACAAGGTGCGCGAGCAAGCGGCGACGTGTCCCGAGCTCGCGCTGGAAGTGAATCATCGGCGGAAACTCGCAGCCCAGGATGGTCCTGCGGCGGCCTAGAACGCGCCAAGGCGGCGCACTGAAGGAGTCTGAACGTGCCCAACATCAATGACGCATTCCCGAGCAATTACCTGAAAGCCTCCGATCTACAGGGGCGGCAAGCCGTGGTCACGATCGACCGCGTCGAGTTCGAGGCGGTTGGACGCGAGCGCGAAATGAAGGCGGTCGTCTACTTCACCGGCAAGCAGAAGGGCATGGTCCTCAACAAGACCAACGCCAAAAAGATCACCGAGATCACGCAGTCGGCGCTGACAGAGGAGTGGCCGGGACACGCGATCGTGATCTACCCGACTGAGACGGAGTTTGGTGGGGAGACGGTTGAGTGTGTGCGGATTAAGCCGGTGGCGAAGTTGCCGGCTCCACGGCCGAAGTCTGCGCCGAAGGCAACGACGGCGCCTGTCGCAGTCGCAGAGCCGGATGACCACTCGGCGCCGCTCAGCGACGACGATATTCCCTTCTGAGGCTGTCATGTCCATCCTTGTTCCCTCGAAAGACACCCTTCAGGCGGAAGCTGTGCGCTGGGCCGACAAGGCCCAGTCTCTTCCTGCCATCGTGGATGCGGAGAGCTGCACCAATGCCAGCCATCTGCTGCGCTCAGTGAAAGGACTGCGCGCAGAGATCCAGGCGTGGTTCGCGCCACACCTTGAAGCCGCACAGGACACCAAGCGCAAGGCCGAGGCTGCACGGAAGGGGCTGGCCGACGAGCAGGCGCGCATGGAAGCGCCGTTGGTGGCCGTGGAGACGCGTGTCAAGCAGGCGCTGATCGCGTGGGAGACGGAGCAGGAGCGCGTCCGCCAGCAGGAAGAACGGCGGCTGCAGGAACTGGCACGGCAGGAGGCCGAGACGCGCACGCTCGAAGCCGCGGCGGCACTCGAGCGCGAAGCCGACCTGACGCACAACGCGGAGCTCCGACAGGAAGCGGCTGACCTGCTGGCGCAGCCGATCGAAGCCCCGGTTGTATCAGTGGGCAAGCTCACGCCGAAGGTGCAGGGCATCGTCTACCGCGACAACTGGAAGGCCCACCCCGAGATAGACGTCAGGAAACTCGCGGCCGCTGTCGCGGCTGGCACGGCGCCGGTCACGTTCCTGGCTTCGAACATGACCGCGATAAATCAGTGGGCGCGAGCCACGCAGGGCAGTCAGACCATTCCCGGCATCCGCGTGTTCAACGATCGTCAAATCGCGGCGAGGGGCTGAGAACAGCATGGACTATTTCAAGATGGCCGTGGCCCTGACCCGCGCACAGTGGCCGCAACGAAAGTCAGACGAGACGACGCACGCGGAAACGCGCGGCAAAGTAGGGCGGGCATTATCGGCCCTTGCGGAAACACCCGTAGGTGCCGATAATGTGCTAACGGCGGGCTTCTTGGAAGGAGCCCTACCACGGGCCGTTCCTTCTAGCTTCTCAGGGCGGGCAGGAACGGCCCTTCGTTGTCATGGTGGCCACCGCGCCGGTAGCGTCGTGCGGCGAGCGCGGCTGCCGATACCCTCCTCACCATTTGTCCTCCCGTCTCTTCTCGCCCTTCTTGGCGTAGGTGCGCAAGGCGCTCGACAGGCCCTGCGTGGTGCCGCGATGCTCCTTCATTGGAAATTGGCGAACCCTAAGTCCCCCTCGGTGCGCGAGAGCGAGAGTAAATGAAACACATGGGCGGCTACGACGTGGAGACTCACGAAAAGGCCGTGTTGTTGGGCCTCGTCACTGCAGCCCATATCGCGCGGCAAGTCGGATGGTCGTTTCCGTATTTCCTACGGGCCGTGCTTTTGTCGTGGGATTGGAAACCGCAAGCGGTCGGTGCGCGAGAGGAGCGCTGAATAGCCCCTATGGCGATCGACTATTCCCTGTTTCGGTTCTCAAAGGGTCAGCCGCGGGTGCTGGGGAAGATGCTGCGCGAGCGTGTCGCTGACAAGGCCGAACGGGAGTGCCGCGCGAAGGTGGACGCCAGGGACGGGCGCCAGTGCTTTTTTCCTCGATGCCGGATCAAAGCCAGCGACAAGCACCACATTGTCGCACGGTCACTGGGTGGGAAGTGGACGACAGGAAATATCGCGAGTGCGTGCCGTCGGCACCACGACTGGTTCAAGGCGGGGTTGATTCGCGTGGAGGGCAACCCGAACCGCGGCCCGTTGACGGTCGTGCTGACGAAGCTGGGCGAGGACGCGAAGATTCGAATTCCGTCGAGGGCGGCATGAAGCAGCTTGATCTACTCCGTGACCTCGTGGCGCTCTCCACGGTCGTGCTCACGGAGCATACGTGCTGGTATGGGCAGCACTCGATCCTCGGCACGGTGATCGCGTTGGGGTGGAACGGGAAGCACCATTGTTTCTGGTGCTGCATCGACGTGGAGGCGGCATGAGAGAACAGGCTGCACTCGTTTCGTATCTCGGGAAGGCGGACCTAAAGGCCGCATTGCTGGTTGAGATTGGCAAGCACGAACAAGCCGATCAGGTCGCCAAAGGCACCTATGGCGAGATGAACGGGCAGTGGCACGGCTGCGCGATTGGGTGTTCGCTGCGGTCACTGAACATTCTGCAGCAGCAGCCAGACGTCAATCTTCGGACAGGCGAGCATGAACGCTTCCCGCCTGAACTCGGTCTGCCGCTCTGGCTAGCGTTCGCCGAGGATCACATCTTCGAGAACTTACCGGATGACCTCGCGACGACGTGGCCGCGTCGGTTCGCGGAGGCGATCCCGCTTGGCGTGGACCTGACCGATCTCGTCGCGCCGCTGATGCTATGGACACTCGCCGATCCGGTGTGGGGTGTCCTGCCGACCGTTGAGAATACCGAAGTCAAGAAGATTGTCGCCGATATGGCGGAACTGTTCCGTCGCACCATCAACGGCGAGACGGTCAGCGAGTCGGAATGGGAGCAAGCCGCGAGGGCCGCGTGGGACGCGAGGGACGCGTGGGCCGCGAGGGCCGCGTGGGACGCGAGGGACGCGTGGGACGCGAGGGCCGCGTGGGACGCGAGGGACGCGTGGGCCGCGTGGGACGCGTGGGCCGCGTGGGCCGCGAGGGCCGCGTGGGCCGCGAGGGCCGAGAGGGCCGGGTGGGCCGCGTGGGACGCGTGGGACGCGTGGGCCGCGTGGGACGCGTGGGACGCGTACCACACCGCGCTCTCTGAGGAACTGTTACGGCTGCTCCGCCAGGCGCCGTCGATCCTTCCGCTACGGAAGGCGCAGTCGTGATCGCGTTGGTGCGTCACAAGCGCTGGCCGGGTCGTCCCCTGAACATCGGCAAAGTGGCGGCGGCAACGATTCGAGAGACGTCGCGGATCGACTACGAGCGGCGCGTAGGCGAGCTGCGGGAAGCGCTGGTACATCTGCGCGACTGGCGGGACGAGCGGGAGACGCATGGCCGACAGGTGCAGTCGTGATGCGCGCTCAGACGTTCAACTTCGACGCACTCCCCACGCCCCAGCAGGCGAGACGATCGAGGGATTTCGGGATGCAGCAAGTCCTGCAGCACGCCGAGGAGCGCCGGCCGTCGTTCATGGAGGAGGCTCAGTCTTTCGTGCTGGACTACTTACGCGAGCACGGGCCGACGTCGGGCGAAGTGCTGACGGTGGCGTGTAAGCAGGCGTGCGTGGTGCCACACGACGATCGTGCCTTCGGGGCGGTCTATATGGGATTGCGGCGCCGTGGACTGATTCACAGGGTCGGCGAGTGCAAGAGACTTCGAGGTCATAACACAGGCGGGGGATCGATCTACGCGGCGGTGTAGGGATGCCAAAGGAAAAAGCGCCAGCGTTCCAATTTTATCCTAAGGACTTCCTGTCGGACGAGCGCGTCCTGGCGATGACCCACACCGAGCGCGGGATCTACATCACGTTCCTGTGCGTGTGCTGGCTCGAGGGCTCGCTGCCAGCAGATGTGGCTGGGTTGGCGCGCGTCGCCGGGATGACGTCTGGCCGGTTCGCCAAGGTCTGGGAAGGCCCGCTCGGTCGCTGCTTCCAGCCGGCCACAGACGGACGCCTGACGCATAAGCGACTGGAAGCCGAGCGTGAGAAGCAGAGCAAGTTTCGGCGTCGGCAGAGCGATGCCGCGGCATCGCGGTGGCATTCCCAACCCGATGCCAACACTCAGGCAATGCCGCGGGTATGCTCTCCGATCTCCTATCTTCAATCTTCATCTTCTAAGAAAGAACCGGACGCCCGCTCCAAGCGCCCGATTTTCGACGGTCAACGGCTTACGGTGTTCGAGTGGATGCTGGACGATTGCATGAAAACCCTCGGCACTCATACAGATAGCTTCGATTTGCACTCGTGGTTCTTCGACGTCGACGCTGCGGCGGTGCGGGACGGATTGGTCATTCCGAAAAAGGACGGCGGGGCGTGGCTTCAAGCGCGGCTCGTGGAAGAGGCGAAAAAGCGCGGCCTCCCGTTGAAGTTCGCGACGATGGCGAAGCCTTCTGACGATGACATATGGGCGGCTGTGGCCGCGGCTGGCCCGAGTAAACGCTGATGCAGGACCATGACTTCAACGAGTTCTTGACTATCTATCGGCGCTTGTCGGCGACGCTGGAACGCTACAAGCAGACGCCCGAAGAACTGCGCGCGAAGGCGGACGGGTATTTCCACGTCCTCAAGCGGCTGGAGCTCCACGAGGTGCGGGCGAAGGCTGATTCATGGCTCGAGCGCGAGACGGCGATGCCGAAGCCGGCGGAATGGGCGGGGCAGATTGTCCGAGGGCATGTCGTGGACGTGCCGCAGATGCCAGCCGTGGAAGCCCACGAATGGCTCAGGGCCGAGCGGCAAGCGTGGGAAGGGGAAGCGTGCGGGTGTGCGGAATGCGTCGCTCACGGCGTCGCTGAGACGCCGAAACGGTTCGTGCCGCTGGTCGATGCGGACGATCGCGATCTGCGCGGTCGCATCGGCGATCGCATCGTGACGCGCGGTGAATGGATTCACGGGGCTGCGTTGATGCGCTGGTGTCTGGCGAAGGAGCGGTTCTACTCAGATGGGCGCGTGAAGTTGGCGACGGCGGCGTTGAGGCTCGCGGGCGAACCATTTATGAAACTGGTGAAGGCATGAGACTCCCGACACGGACCCCGCGGCAAGCGAGCGCGTGATGTTGCTGCCGCTGACAGACGGATTGATGAAGACGACGCACTTCGACGACGAGTGTCGTCAGCTCGCCGACCGTCATTATTCACGGCGGACGGTGGGAGCTCGGCAATTTGCCTACAGCGGGCGAAAGCTCGTCCTGCGGGACGCTCAGGGGTTAGTGCTGTGGGTGTGGATGTTTCCCGATCCTGCGATGCGGATGGACGGCCAGGTCGGATACAACAACGCGATGTTCAGAAACGAGTCGACGCGGCGGTCGTCCGAGATCATTCTTGAGGCGGAACAGCACGCCGTTCGGAAGTGGGGACCGAATCGCGCGTATACCTACATCGATCCGTCGAAGGTTCACAGCCGCAATCCTGGCTATTGTTTCAAGGTCGCAGGCTGGACGAATGCACGGCGACCTGACGGCAGTCTGTGGCTCTCAGCCGATGGGAAGCACCTGCTAGAAAAGATGTTGGTGAGCGCATGAGACTCCCGACACGGACCCCGCGGCAAGCGCAGTACGAGGACGCGCGGCAGTTCCACGAACGGCTGTGGGAAGCACACCAGGCGGGCCGGCCGATCACCATGTTCACGTCAGCGCGGCTGCTGTCGTGGAGTGTATCGGACTTCTGGCGACGTCGCGGGTTCCGGTTGCGCTGCGCCACGTTGCCGAGCGGTGTGGTGCGGGTGTCGTTAGAGAGTCGCTGATGGTCCTCGCCTTCCTCGGTCAGCCCAAGCATTACACGGAGACGTTCATGCGTCGATGGGGAGCGAAACCGTGACCGAGCAGCCGCACGGTAAGGCGCGCGAGGTTTGCCCACATTGCGGCGAGTGGAAGAGTCGGCAGGCCGCTCAGTGCCGTGGTTGCTCGAACAAGAAGATGACGCGCCGTGTCTTGAAGCCGTGTGAGACGTGCGGCAAGACGATGCGCGTGAAGCCGTTCCGCTTAGATAGCACAAAGTACTGCTCTCGGCCGTGTATGGCGGTTGGCTACGCGCGGCGCATGGTGGGTGCAGAGAATCCAAATTTTAGAGACAGGCTGAGGCGTCGGCAGTGCGGCCATTGCGGTCGATCCATCACTGGCTACATGGATACCCTCAAATACTGCTCTCGGCGGTGCAAGCATGAGAGCGAGAGCTTTAGAGATCAGATGCGCCTGAAGGGACGTAAGGACCTCAACCACGACGTGATCGCCAATGCTTTCGAGCAGATGTATTGCCCGGTGCTCGATCTGTCGAAGGTTGGCCGAGGAATGCCGGACCTACTGGTGCTGTGCGGAACGGTGTGGCACCTCGTTGAGATCAAGAATCCAGACACAGCCTATGGCCGTAAGGGGCTGAATAAGCGGCAGCAGGAGTTTAAGGACAAAGTACAGGGCTGCGTCGAAAACGTGAGCACGGTCGAAGGCGTGGTGGAGCTCGTGACGCGCTGGCGCGCTGCGCCGGAGCAAAAGATTTGGCGGGAAGCGTGATGGTCGGGGTTGGCGTATGACGGGAGCCAGAGACATGAGTGTAGCGACTACTCCAGCGTGGGTGGACGCACTGCGCGCGGAGGATGCGTGCGACGAGGCGGTCGCCTTTGCTGCGAACTTCGACACGTTTCAGTCCGCGTGGGCGGCGTGTGATCGGGGCGACTGGATGCTGTGGTGGATCGGGCGTGCGATGCCATCCACGCCGATGTCGGCAGAGCGACGGCCCCTGGTGCGGATTGCCTGCGCGTGCGCGCGGTTGGCCTTACCGTATGTGGCGCCCGGCGAGGACCGACCACGGATGGCGATCGAGTTAGCGGAACGGTGGGCGAGTGGCGATGACACGGTGACGCGCTCGCAGATGCGCGCCGCCGCCGCCTACGCCGCCGCCGCCGCCGCCTACGCCGCCGACGCCGCCGCCGCCGCCGCCGCCGCCGCCGACTACGCCGACGCCGCCGCCTACGCCGCCGCCGACGCCGCCGCCGACGCCGCCGCCGACGCCGCCGCCGCCGCCGCCGCCGCCGCCGACTACGCCGACGCCGCCGCCTACGCCGCCGCCTACGCCGCCGCCGACGCCGCCGCCGACGCCGCCTACGCCGCCGACGCCGCCTACGCCGACGCTCGTCGTGACATGCTCAAAGCCTGTGCGGATCTGGTCCGTGCCGAGTATCCCGCTCCACCTGGGGTTGGCGTATGACGGCGTCCACTTTACAGACGAGGACGTCTCGGTTCAACCGCTACTGGACGTGTCCATTTTGCGCGTGGCGTGCTCATGTCTCACTGAAGGCGCATTTCCAAACTGGTCAACCACTGTCGAAGGAACAGCAGATCGCGACATTGACGCATGAGGCTTCACGACACTTTCGAGAGCGTCACAAGAACGATTACGCGCGTGGTGGCGTATGACGGCGTCCACGGGAGCGCCAGGAGACGATCGCATGAGTGAGCATAACGTCGTGCAGCAACCGTGTCAGCGGTCGAGTCCGAATGGTGGGCGTTGTTGGTTTCCGCTGGGGCATGACGGGCCGCACGACTTCGAGTTACCAAGTGCTGCCGATGTGCTCGGGATTCTCAAAGATACCGCCGCGTCCGTCGAGGGCGCACGGTCGCAAAAGGAGGAGAGTTATGGACAAGTTGAACGAACTGGACGCTGCACAGATGGCTCAAGTGACACCGTGGCTGACGCGGATGCTGATGCGCGTGTTTCGAAGGCGCTTGAATCGAGACGTGCTGTCGAGGCTGATGAACCGCTGCTACGAGCGCGGGGTGATCAACAGTCATCAACTGCATGCGATTCATCACCACATGGACCCGACGCAGAGCGGTTACATCGGCAAGCTGTAGTCGAGGGCGCACGGCAGGAACCGCGACTGGTAAAAGCCGCGCAGGACGCGATCGCATTCCTCGATTCGGTTGAGTGGAACGACCATACCTCCGAGGAGGATGCGGGCAACGTCCAGCACGAACTGGAAGAGGCGTTGCGGGCTGCCGCGCTCGTCCGAGCGCCCGAGCCGCTAGCCGAACAGATCATTGTCGGAACCTGTCGCAATGGGAGTCCGCATTACTGCCCAAACTGCGATAACTCATTCACGGCGCTGAAGCCTGCCACCTCCTTCGCCCCACCCGAGGGGCTGCGAGAGTTACTGCGTGAGTTGAACGAGGCCGCAGAGGCTTACCGCATTAGCTCGACACAGTGGCGACAGCAGGACATTCCGCACGAGCAACGATTGATCACGATCCGAGAGAAAGTTCGTGCTGCGTTGGCCCACGTCGATCCACCCACAGGGGAGCCGTAGATGAAGGTGTACGCGAACTTCGGCGAAACGTCGATTCAGCAAGCCATCGCGGAAGGCTTTGACGGGCTGCGGGTGGAGGGCGAGCCGCAGGCGCTGGTGTCGGCCTTTGTCGACCAGCCGCTGCGCCCGTTGTTCCTGCTCCATGACGTCAGCCACGCGGAGCCGCTGCTGGATGCACTCCTGCCGATGGAGGGGCGCCTACTGGAGCCGGCGATCGAAGTGTTTAACGAGCTGGAGGAAGGCCGGGTCGATGAGGTGACCTATGTCGACGGCGTGACCCAGGTCTACGAGGACGCCAGGGCGCGTCGGTTCCACGGACGCATCATCGCCGGCGGGCTGATGAACCTGAGCCGGGACTCACTCGACTTCTACGCCCGCGTGATGCCGGAGCTCCCACCTGACGTGGTGATCGGCTTTCACGACTACCCGTATGGCAACCAGCAAGGGCCACGGCGTCCGTGGCCTCGGAGCGGGGGCATTGACGAACTGAAACAGATCGCGAACGGACGGGACATTGTCTGCACAGAGTTCGGCTGGCATACGTGGTGGGAAGAGGCGGGGTTCTGGATCTGGAAGCGCGACGTGCGCCTGACGGACGAAGAGGTGTACCAGAAGCTGGTTACGGACTTCCGCCGGTATGCGGCCCGAGGCGATCTCGACGTCGTGGTGGCGTTCCAGTGGCGGGACGGGCCGGCGGGGAGCACGGACTTTCGGGACTACTTCGGGCTGCACGCGGCAGACGGAGCGCCGAAGCGACAGCTGGACGCGATTCGAGACTGGAGACTCTGATGGCTGATGTCGTACCGCGGTTAGTGGTGCTCCCGCCGGAATTTGCGGGCGCCTCGGGCTACTTGGACGACGTGGGCGGGGGGCACACGTTCACGCTTGACCAGGACGGCCATGCACTGCTCGGGCTCCGCATCGGGGCGGACTGCACGGACGCCTACAGCTATCTGACAATCGACGCGCAAGGCTACAAGCCCTACGTACGCCACGGTGTGCTGATTCGCGCCGGCCGGGACCGGCAGATCCGCGTGGGTGTTGCCCCTGACCCCAGTCGCCAGGGTGATACGTTGCTGCCGGCGGTGGAGCCACTGCTGCAGACCGTGTCTCGCGCGCTCGTCGGGCCGTTGCGTGTGGTCCATCATCCGACATCTGGACTCCGAACGCACAGCTACGCGGACGACACGGGACCGCGACGGGTGCTGTTCTGTTCGTGGTTCTGCGCGTTAAGAGACTGGCGCGACAACCAGTCTGCGGCCGGGGGCGTGCTCGATCGCGTCGTCACGGCTGGCTATCAGGGGATTCGTATCCTGCGGGTGTTGGGCGAGTCGGATACGAGCGGGTATTTCGCCGGACGTGCCGTGCTACCTGAGTGGTCGATTCAGGCACTCGTCGGCTTCGGCCTCGCCTGCCAGGCGCGTGGGCTTCGTCTCCAGCTCAGTTGCGGTCGGCAGTGGGGCACATCGGAACGCATGGCGTGGGAGACGCGCTGTGCGCAGGCGCTGCAAGCCGCCGGCCTCGCGCAGACGATCGCGCTGTGGGAAGGCGATAACGAGTACTGGCAGAACGCGCCGATGCGGGATAGCGACGAGCAGATTGCGTTCTACGGCCAACTGTTCGCGATGGTGCGGTCGACGCTGCGACCGGCGCCGCTGTGTGCGTGTGGAGCGCCACCGAACGAGAATCCAGAAGCGTTGTATCGTGCGTCGACACACTCGGACATCCTCGAAAAGCACGGGATGCGCGACGAGGATCGGTGCGTCAAGCGTGCGTTTACCCCGAATTATTGGGAAGGCGATCCGGGCCACTTCCCGCTGCCGATGTGGGAAGGCGAGCCGAAGCCGCATGTCCATCCCGATGCGTTCATGGGCACGACGTCGCAGGGCCGCATCGTCGCCACGCTCGCGATGAATCAGCTCGTGGGCAATGCCGTCACGTTCTTCAGCGGGGAAGCGGTACGCGGTCGTGACCCGTCGATCGCGCCAGGCTTCTCCGCGGTGCCGCTGCTGCTGAACAGTCTGCCTGAGGACATCGCCACATGGGGTCATGTCTCAGGCGGGAACATCTGGTGGTGGCAAGGACCAGGGAAGAAGTTCGCCACGGTGTGCGACGGAGACTTCTGGGGACCGTCAGCGCTGGCTCCCCCACAGCCGATCGCGTGGTCGACCATCATCGGGCCTGAGTGGGACTGGCGCGAGGGCGGCACCACGCCCACCATACGACCAGGCGAGGGGGCTGCACTCATCGTGGGCGAGTTCGTCTGATGGCCGAGAAAGCGATTGAGCGCGTCCTGAACGCCGTGCAAGCCGGCCATGAACTCTCGAGCGCCATCGCGCAGTACGCGCACGTCCACCCGAACACCACCGTGGAGCTCTTACGTGTGCTCACGGAGGGCGGGCACGTCGTACGCGAACCGATCGTGAACCACCGCCGGGGACGCCCGTCCTACCGCTACCGATTTTTCCGCCCGATTTCCGCGAATATTTCGGCCGTTTGTTCCACCTAACCGTCGCCGTCCTGTGCATCATGAGCATGGGACGGCTCGTTCCACAGTAGACGGAGTAGATGGCTAAAGGCCGCAAGACCGGCGGCCGGGTAGCCGGCACGCCGAACAAGCTCACGCAGGGGTGCAAGGACTCGATCCTGTCGGTCTTCGCGAAGCTGGGGGGCATTCCGGCGATGGCGGCGTGGGCGCGCGAGAACCAGACCCAGTTCTACATGCTGTACGGGCGTTTAATCCCGCACGAAGTGGTCGGCCCTGGCGCCGGCGGGGAGCATCTGGTCAAGACGATCGTGCATGAGTACCACGGCGACGCCTGAGTCCGAAGTCCGCATGGTCTGGAAGGGCGTGGTCGCGCAGTTCATGCGCGATACCACCCGGCTGATCGACTTCGAGGGGGCGTTCCGAGCGGGCAAGACCACGGCGGCACTGTGGAAGGTGTTCACGTCATGTCTCGAGCATCCGGGCATCCATTGGCTGATCTGCCGCTACTCGGACGAGGACACGCACTCGACGCTGAAACCACCGTGGCGGGCTATCTGCAACCGGGCCGGCGTGCGGGTGACCTGGGACCCCGAGGAGCTGTGTGATGTCTTTCCTGCGGTCAACGGGAAGTCCTCGCGCGTCTACATCCGCGGCATCAAGGCGCAGGACCAGACGTCCCGGTACAGCAAGCTGCGCGGCAAGACGCTGGCGGGGATTTGCAACGACCAGACCGAAGAACTGCCGCATGACGTGTTCCTCGAGATGACGGGCCGGCTGTCGCAGAGCGGGTATCCGCACCAGATTCTGTTGACCCCGAATCCGCCGGACGAGAACCACTGGCTGGCGCGGGAGTTTCCTGAGGACAACCACATCGTCGGGCGGAAATATTACTCGGCACCCATCTATGCGAACGCGCACAACCTCCCGCCGGAAACGATCACGGGCCTCGAGCAAGCGTACCCTCCGTCGCACCCGAAGCATCGTAGCGCTGTTCTGGGACTCCGCGGCCTCAACGTCATCGGCCGACCTGTGTATGGTGGCGATCCCGAAAAAGGCTTGGCTCCCGCGTTTGTCCGAAGCCTTCATGAACGGGCGCTTACGTTCAACCCTCATCTTCCCCTCTGCGAAGCGGTCGACTTCGGCAAGCACTGCCCGTGCGTAATCTGGGGCCAGTTCACGCCCTACGGCGGCGTGCATCTGCTCGGCGGCGTCATGGGGCAAGACCTCTACCTGCAGGACTTCCTGCCCATCGTGCAGCAGAAGCGCTCCGAGTGGTTTGGCGATCGGCTGCTCGAGGTGCAGACGTGCTGTGACCCCGCCGGCAGTCACGACAACAGCCAGGGCGTGCGCGACAACGGCGTCCGCGTGCTGCAGGACTACGGCTTCGCGCCGCGGTGGAAGGACAACAGCAACGCGCCGGACGTGCGCTTGGCGATGGTGGAGCGGATCGCGTCCTACATGCGGCGTCGGGCGCCGGACGGGGAAGCCTTCGGTGTCGAGAAGAACCCGGAACGGTGGCTGCTCGCGGGGCACGGCGGGACGCGCTCGTGGAAGTTCCTGACGGACGGCCTCGAAGCGGGCTACGTGTGGGACGAGCACATGATCTCGGTGGCGTCGAAGCCGATGCGCCGGCCCAAGAAGGACGGGTGGTATGAGCACGGGCAGAACTGCCTGGAATACCTCGAGCTGAACTTCGGCGGCGCGCAGCCCAGTGCGGAACAGGTGCTGCGGCACGCCTCGCGCGTCGAGGCGGGGATGCTGCGAAAGGCGCAGCGCGACGTCGATCCGTATGACCGGCTGTATCGGCGCACGGTGGGCGGGCGACGGGGTGGTTACTGATGGCGGTCTGGACGATCGTGGCGCCGGTGGTGCACTCCTACGACCACGAATCGAAGGGGCAGGCGATGCTCAAGCTCGAGCCGCAGGCGCCGACGCTGATTCGGGTGTCCGTGGGGGCGTGGGGCTTCTCGCTGCCGCCCAAGGAACTGCGGGCGATTGTCAACGCGGCGTGTGATCTCGCAGAGGTGAAGGGATGAGTCAAACAACCGGCGTCTGTCCGGCCCTGAGCGACAACGTGAAGAAGACCACAACGCGGAAGTCCCCGCGCAAACGCTGATGCCCATCTACCCGAACGGTGACCCCTACGCGGTCAAGCTGACCGACGAGCAGCGCGAGTGCCTGGCGCTCTGGATCACGCGCGAACTCCAGGCCGGCCTCGACGCGCGAGCCAGCCAAGAGCAGGAAGTGGACTACTGGCACCAGCTCTACGAGCAGGCGCGCACCCGTCTGGGGCACAACACGCCGTGGCCGGACGCCGCGGACCTGACGTCCTACATCCCCGCGGAGAAGGTCGACGCGCTCCACGCGCGCATCATGCGTACGGTCTGGTCGGAACCCGTATGGACGGTGGAGGGCTGGGGCCAGGCGGCGCAGCGCGCTCCATTTGTGGAGGAGTTCCACCAGTGGAAGGTAGAAGAAGAGCGGCTGCAGAGCGTCCTCGACAAGCTGTTACTGAACGCGCTCATCGAACCGCGGGCGCTGCTCGAGATTTCCGAGGGCTACGACCTCCAGCCGGTGACGCGGAAGACCATCAATGCGGCGGTGCGGTTCGACCCGATGACGAAGGCGCCCGTGTTCGGCGAGGACGGCGGGCCGCAGTTGATGCAGAAGGACGATGGCACCTACGTCGAAGCGATCGAGGGCGACCTGAGCGCGGAAGTGGTGGTGGATGAGCAGCCCGTGCTGCGGACGGGGCCGCAGTATCGCGTCATACCGTATCGGGACTCCGTGATCCTGCCGGGGCACGCGCGGGACAAACAGCAAATCTGGGGCTACGGGAAGAAGTTCAGTAAGCGGCTGTTCGAGCTCCAGGCGCAGAGCAAGGGCGAGGACGCGCTGTATCACAAGGCGAGCGTCGATGAACTGACCGCGGTACAGGATGCGGAGGCGACGCCGGCCTTGCAGCGGGCGAAGCAAGACGTCGCGCCGACGCAGGACCACAAGAGCGCCGAGAAGGACTTGTGGGAACTGCTCCTGAAGGTGGATCTCGCGGTGATTCTCGAGATGCACAGCCTGCCGGTGCCGAAGAACGCGAAAGGGATGCGCTGGTATGTCTGCACGGTGCATCTGGACCAGCAGAAATTGCTGCGCCTGCAGTATGACGACGTAGAGCGGTGCCGGTTCGTGCCGATCATCCTCTTCCCGCGGCCGGATCGGGCGACGGAGGGCTTCTCGTTCATCGGGCACAAGCTGATCACGATCACGGAAGAGCACACGGCGTGGCGGAATATGGCCGCAGACCGCGCCTCGATGGTGGTGCAGGCGCCGGTGAAGCGGATGACGGGCGCGCTGTGGGACCCGATCGAGCAGCCGTGGGGGCCGAAGGCCGTCATTGACGTGCGGAGCATGAACGAAGTCGAGCCGGTCGTGGTGCCGGAGCAGGACGGCTCCGTGTTCACGCACATTCAGATGATGGAGCGCACCGCCGAGCGCATCGCGGGGATCAACGACATTGCCTCGGGGCAGGTGGCGCAGGAGTCACGGACGCTCGGCGAAGTGAACATGGCGACGGAGCAGAGCTTCGTGCGGATGGACCTGATCGTGCGGCGGTTCCAAGAGCCGATGGAGGACATCGCGCAGATTCGCCACGCGATTTGGAAGCGCACGCTCGCGGAGAAGCCGGACGGGGTGGAGACGCCGCAGTCGCTGATGGTGGGCCTCGAGGGCCGCGGCGTGCCGATCGAGCAGTCCATGCCGAACGGGAAGTTCACGGCGTCGCTACTGGAAGGCTCGTTCCGGTTTAAGCCGTTCGGGAGTGTCGTGTCGGCCGATCCGGGGCGCCGGCGCAATGACCTCGTGCAGTTCATGGAGATGGTGAGCAAGTCGCCGTATTTCCAGTCGTTCCTGATGAACCCGCAGGCGATCCGGGGCATCTTCATGGAGCTCCTGCAGGCGTTCAACATCCACAATCGGGCGGCGTTCATGTCGCAGCAGGGCGGGGGCATGATGCCGCCACAGATGGGCATGGGCGCCCCGCCGATGGGTCTGCCGGGGATGCCACCGGGCCTTCCGCTGGGGCCGGGCCTCACTCCACCCGGAATGGGGATGGGTCCGGGGCTCCCCGGCCAGATGCCGCCAGGACTACCGCCGGGTCCGCCGATGGCGCCGGGACCGATGGGACCGCAGTAAGTGGCGTTCGAGTCGAAAGACCTCTGCATCGGCTTTTTCGCCGACGTCTGGAATGCCGGCCACATCGTCTTTCCCGACAAGGCGCGGATTCTCGAGATTGGCTGCGCGGAGGCGGACTGGCAGAGCCCGATGTTAGCGCTGCGACCGGACCTCGAGATCGTCGGCGTGGACGTGCGCGCGTGTTCACGGCCGGGGGAGCTGATTCAAGCGGACGTACTGACGCTGGAGTTCCCGAAGCAGTCGTGTGACGCGATTGTGTCGGTGAGTGCGATCGAGCACATCGGGTTGGGGGCGTATGACGATCCGCTGGACGAGCACGGGGACAGCGAAACGATGCGCCTGATCGGGACGTGGCTGAAGCCGGGCGGGTTGTGCTACCTCGACGTGCCGTATCGGCCGCACGGGCCGTATCAGAACACGGGGAAGCACCGCGCGTATGACCCGGAGACGTTGGCGAGCCGGCTGTTGGTGCCGTCGGGGCTGCAGCGGGAGTACGCGCAGATTTTTGACCACGGGAGTGACGGGCCGTATATCGCGATGGTGCTGCGGAAGTGAATTTTAGAGAGTTGATGATGTTGTTGGTCGTTCTCGCTGCGGTCCTTGCTGTTGCCGTGTCTCAGAAAGTGCCTTGCCCGTGAGCGACGACAAGGTCAACGAACTGCGGATCTGGCAAGACCTCGTGAGCTCCGACGGCTGGCACAAGTTGCTGGAGCACTACAAGGCGATCTGGGTGGAGAAGTTAGGCGATCACATCGCGGCGTGCGCGAACGACAACGACGACACGGCGGCGCTGAACAAGCTCCGACAGGTGGTGGCGGCGAAGCGGGCGGTCGACCAGATGCTGGCGTTTCCGAGTGAGCGGCTGCGGTTGCTACGGCCGGCGCCGGAACCGGAAGGGCCGACGTCGATGCGACGAGGGGGCGTATGAGCTGGGCTGACTGGGCCATCTTTGGGCTCGCGTGTGTCGTGGGTGTGGTGATCGCGGTGGCGGTCATTCGGATTGTGAGCGCGCCATGAATCTCCGACCGTTACACGATCGCGTGCTGATCAAACCGGAGAAGAACCCGGAGCAGACCGAGTCGGGCCTGTGGCTGTCGGAGCACGGGAAACCGGAGCAGACCGGGACGGTGGTGGCGGTGGGGCCGTGTGAGCATCCGAAGTTGGCCGAAGTGCAGGGGTGGGTCGATGGACGCTGCTGCGATTCGCCGCCGCAGGCGTGTCCGTGCCGTGAATGTGACACCGGCCGGCTGTTGCTGTCGCTCGTGCGCCCTGCTCCGCTCGTGAAAATCGGCGACTACGTGGTGTTCTCCTGGGCCTCCGGTCAAGAGATCCATGTGGACGACGAGAAGTATCTGCTGATGCGTGAATCCGACATTCTGTGTGTGCTGGACCCGGAACCTGAGATCGAGGCTGTGCCTGTATGAGTGAAGCTCTGACGAACGTCGAAGATGAGGCGCCCGAGTCACAAACGGCGGCGCCCGAACAGACGACCGACACCGCCGCGCCCGAACAACAGCAAGTAGAGCCACAGGCGCAGCCGGCGGAAGTCGAAGCCGTCGAAGTAGGCGGGCAGAAGTATGTCCCGCTCTCCGCGCTGCTCGAGACGCGCCGCGAAGCGAAGTCGCTGAAGGAAGCCGCGTCCCGCGTGCAGCAGGCCGAGGCGTGGATCGCGCAGGCGCAGCCCTACGTGCAGTTCCTGCAGGCGAATCCCCACCTGATGCAGCCGCAGCAGACGCAGGCGCCGGCACCGGCCGGCGTGGACCCAGAGATCGAAGCCCTGGCGCGCGATCTGGACCTCTACACACCGAAGGGCGAGCTCGACGTGGCGCGGGCGACCAAGATCGCACAGCGGCAGGAACGACTGGCCCAGAGCGCGGCGCAGCGCATTGTCGCGCCGATGCAGCAGACCACGGCACAGGAGCGCGCAAACATGAACTTCCAGCGCGCCCTCTCGGTGAAGCTGCCGGATGGGTCCTCGGTGGACCAGAACGCGCTGCGGCAGGTGTTCGCGGGGATGCCGGCGGAACTCGCCGCGGACCCGCAGGTGGCGACGGTACTCCTCGCGGTGGCTGCGGGGGCGTCGCGGTTCTCGGGCCAGCCGCAGCCGGCGCCGCCGGCCCGTGCGCCGCTGTTCACGGAAGACTCTGGGGGCACCGTTCGGACCAAACAGGCGCTGACCTCGCTCGACCGGAAGGTGATCGCGGCGCGGGGGATGACCGAAGACGCCTTCCACAAGGCGACGGCGGACTTCAAGCCGGGTAGAACGAACGTTATTGAGGACGACTGATGGCGAAAACAGAAGCGAGAAAGCCGCACGTCGCGGTGTACGAGCGCGCAATTCAGAATCCCTTCGGGGAACCCTCCGAAGCGATTCAGCTCAAGGACACATCGCGGATCTGCCGGTGGTTCAACGGCGGCATCCAGAATGACCACATCTGGCGGAAGAAGCGCCGCGGGTGGGAGCCGGTGAAGCCGGACGATGTGGCCGACGTCGACCAACTGGGCGGGTATCAGACCGACGCGACGGGGACGATCGTGCGCGGCGAGCGCGGGCAAGAGGTGTTGATGTCGATGCCGAAGGACATCTTCGCCAGGATTCAGCAGGCGAAGACGGCGCTGAACCTGAAGAACGTCGGCAACTCGGCCGGGATGCGGCAGGAGGTCGTGGAAGCGGCCAGCCGGAGTCTCGGGGACCAGGCCGCGGACTTCCTGCACCGCGCGGGGCCGTCGGGCGCCGTGACGGACAAGTACGAGCGGATCGCCGTCGTTGAAGAGTGACCACGGCTCCGTCGTGGTCCTGGCGGACGGGTGCTTCGATCCGTTGCATCTGGGCCATATCCGTTACCTCGAGGCGGCACGCGCCTACGGGAAGGTCTGCGTGCGCGTCGCACCGGACGCCGCGATCGTCGCGAAGGGGCGAACGCCGTTTCAGAGCCAGCATGAGCGGGTGGAGACGATCAAGGCGTTGAAGATGGTCGACCGTGTGGTGAGCGACGAGACGCTGGCGGGGGCGATCACGCGGTTGTGGCCGAAGATGCTGGTGAAGGGCTGGGACTGGAAGGGGAAGATCCCGGTGGACGTGTTCGACGCCTGTGTGTTCGTGGGGGCGCAGATTGGGTATCTGCAGGCGGTGCATCGGACGAGTAGTGAGAGGCTGGCGGGATGAGCGAGCACGGTTCGGCCGTTCGTGCGCTGGATGAGGCTCGGATTCTGCGCCGCGTGTTCAATGACAGCGTGCTCGACACGTTCGAGCAGTTGATGCTCGAGCAGCCAGCCGCGCAGCCGTGGGTGCCGGTGACGGACTACTCGTGGGACGCACGCAAGGACGTCGACGGGCCGACCGCGGACCTGATCGCTGCGACGTTTCCGGCCGAGCGGATTCTGGACTTCGGCTGCGGCCACGGGCACCTGCAAGCCCTGCTCTGCTCGAAGGCGGGGTTGTGGGTGGAAGCGTATGACCCGCACAGCCCGGTGTTCGCGCAGTATCCGCGTGGGCAGTACGACCTCGTCGTCTGCCGGGAAGTGCTGGAACACGTCGAATTACGGAAGTATCTCGGCGTCGTGCGTGAACTGTGCGACTTGTCGAAGCGCTGGGTTTACCTCACCACGCGCTTCCATCCCGATCCGCAGCATCTACTCGACGTCGCGACGAGTGACGAGCTCGATCCGACGCACATCACCATGCTCAATCAGGACTTCCTGCGCGCGTTGTTCGTGCTGCACGGCTTCAAGCGCGATCGCGAGAAGGAACAGACGATGGACCATCTGAAGAAGGGCCGTGTGCTGGTCTACGAGCGCGTGACGCGATGATCGACGCCGTCTGGAGCTATCACACGAACCCGCTGACGTGCGGGGTGACGAAGTGGAACGTTCGCCTTGCGCGAGAGCTCGGCGTGAGACATGAGCCTATTTGCGGGCCGGCACATCATCCGCTGATCTCGATCAAGCCGTCCGAACTTGGCGACAATTACTGCGCGCGATTCACGCGACCCTACGATCTCCTACTCCATGAGACGCGCTCGATGGGCAGTCGAGAGCGTTACTGGATCATGAGCGCTGAGCGCGTCTGGGTGGTGTCCGAGCAGGACCGTATCGACGGCGCCGACGTCCTGCCGTGTCCTCCAACAGTGGAGTATCCAGAGTCCAAACGTGGCTATCGCGTGCTGACATTCGGGATGGGCCACAAAGTCGCCGCGATGCGTCCGCACTACGAAGCCTTGCAGCGGTGGCTGAAGTGGCAGCCGCACTACATCCGGCTGTCGACCGGGGTCCACGAAGGCACGCCGTGGGACACCGCGCTGGCGGATGCCGCGAACCTGCTCCGCGACGTGTTCGGGCCGGAACGGGTGGACGTGCTGGGCTATCTGAGCGACTGCGCGCTGCACGAAGAGATCCTGGCGGCGGATGCCTGCGCGGTCTTCTACGATCCGGCGTTTCGGGCGAACAACACGACGGGGTGGGCGGTGCTCGAGCGCGACAAGATGCTGATCACGAACCTCGACGAGCACTCGCCCCAGTGCCCCGCGCTGAACGTCCACACCTGCGTGAAGGGTCACGGGGGCCGCGTGCCGACGTGGGCGGACGTCAAAGCGATCCTGCAGCCGAGTCCCGTATGCCCATGATCGAACCATTCGAGCCGCACGACATTCCCGGCAAGCCGTGGGGCCGGGAACTGGTGTTCGCGCACACTGCCGACTACCTCGGGAAAGTGCTGTGGATGAACAAGGGGCACGGCGGGCACCTGCAGTACCACGAACGGAAGGACGAGACGTTCTTTCTGCTCAGCGGCTCCGCGCAGGTGAACTTCCACGACGCCGCCGGCCAATTGGTCAGCCGGATCATGCTCCCCGGGGAGTCGTATCACGTCCCGCCCGGCGCGGTGCATCAGGTGATCGCGCTCGAGGACTCCATCCTGGTCGAAGCCTCCAACCCGGTGTTCGAGGACCGCGTGATCGTCAAGCCGATGGGCGCGCCGCTGGATCTGGAATGTCCGACGCATCTCTGACCCTCAACGGCCGGCGGATCGCCCTGGATGCCCCAGCGTATATATGTGCGGAGATCGGCCACAACCACGGCGGGTCTGTGGATTCGGCGATCCAGCACATCGAAGCCGCGGCGAGTGCCGGCGTGGACGCCGTGAAGTTCCAGAAACGGGACAATCCCAGTCTCTATACCCGCGCCCTGCTCGAGCAGCCCTACGAGCACGAGCACAGCTACGGCAGCACCTACGGGAAGCACCGGGAAGCCCTGGAACTGACGTTCGCGGACCTGATGCACTGTCAAACCGCGGCGCGGGCGCAGCATGTGACGCTGTTCTCGACCGCGTTTGACGCCCACAGCGCGGACCTCTGCGCGACGATGGGGATGCCGGCGATCAAGATCGCCTCGGGTGACCTGACGAACACACCACTCCTGCGCCACGTCGCGCAGTTGGGGCGCCCGATCATCCTTTCCACGGGGGGCGGCACGTTCGAGGACATCGACCGGGCCGTGGAAGCGGTTACGCGGCACACCCACGAGCTCGCGCTGCTCCACTGCACGGCGGCGTATCCCGTGCGGGACTTCGCGGAGCTGAATCTGAAGGTGATCCCGCAGATGCTGGTGCGGTATCCCGACTGCGTGATCGGGTGGTCGGGGCACGATTCGGGCATCGCGATGGCACTGCTCGCCTACGCGCTCGGTGCGCGGATCATTGAAAAGCACTTCACGCTGAACCGGGCCAACAAGGGCACGGACCACGCCTTCTCGCTCGAACCGGCCGGCATGAAGAAGCTGGTGCGGGACCTCGAGCGGGCGCACATCGCGCTGGGGGACGGCGTGAAGCGGCGCTATGCCTCGGAAGAAGCCCCACTGCGGAAGATGGCGAAGTCGATCGTGGCGGCGCATGATCTGCCGGCGGGGCACGTCCTGCAGTCGGGCGATCTGGTGTGCAAGTCGCCCGGGGGCGGATTGCCGCCGTACCTGCTCGAGCAGATGCTGGGATTCCCGCTCAGTCGGTCACTGAACGAAGACGAGTGTGTGCAGTACGCGGACCTCGGTGGCGCGCAGTTGGCGGCGTCGTGATGCCGATCGATCCGACGCGCCTCTGTGCTTGTCACGGCGAGCCGATGTACGTGGACTCGCGGCGCTTGTGTTGCATGATCAAGCGTCGCGCACAACTCAAGCTCGCCAACGCACGACCAGATCGGAAGGCATCGCGTGCCCGCTATAACCGGCGGCGGATGCTCAAAGTCGGGGACCACTACTACGGGTACGCGCGCACGGATGAATCGGCGCGTCTGATCAAGACCTACATCAAGGAGCGATTGAGTGTCTTTAAGCAGGGACAGTCGGCAGGAGCGGAAGTTGAAAGCCGTTCGGCGGGCACAGTTTCGGCTGAAGCAGGCACTCGATCGGATCGACTTCGAGGAAGACGTGCTGCTGCCGGAGATCCAAGCGCTCAAGGCGGGCAAGTCCGTCCTGGGGCTCGAAGCGGGCACCGCGTTTGACATCCAAGTCGTCGCCGATGATTCTCCAGATCATCCAAAAGCCCAGCGCGCCCGCCGCGCGCATTGACGTCGGGCCGCTCCGCATCACGGTCCCGTCGCGCCCGATGCGCGTGCTGGACGTCGACATCGAGAACCGCCCTTTGAGCTATCTCGGCTCAGACTTCACCACTGGGGAAGTCACGGCGGTGGCGTGGGCGTGGGTGGATCGACCGGAGGACGTCACCGTCTACCTGCTCGGGGAGGCGGAACGCGCGGACATTGTACGTGCCTTCGTCCGTGTGTATGAGCAGGCCGACCTCGTTACGGGGCACTACGTGAAGGGCCACGACCTCCCCATGCTCAACGGGGCGCTGATGGAGCTTGGGCTGCCGCTGCTGCAGGACAAGCTCGTCCAAGACACGAAGTTGGACTTGCCGAAGATCAAGGGGTTGTCGCTGTCGCAGGAAAGCCTCGCGGCCATGTTCCGGCTCGATCATCAAAAGCAGTCGATGAACCAGGCGCAGTGGCGCGCGGCGAATCGGCTGACGCCGGAGGGCTTGGCGGAAGTCCGCCGGCGCGTGGTCGGGGACGTGCAGCAGCACATCGAATTAAGGGCAGAACTGTTGGAGCGAGACTATCTCGGGCCACCCGTGGTCTGGAAGTCTGGCGCGGGGGCCATTGAGGCGTACACGCCATGAGTCGCGATTCAGTGCGCGGAGGGCGTCATGCACACGTTGACGGCGGACGATTACGAGATGTCCCTGGACGGCGTCGCACTACTCCCCGAAAATCCCGAGCCGTACGACGTCGATCCAGCGGAAGACCGACCGCGCAGCGCGAGGGCTTGTCGCGGGAGGAGATCGAGTACTTCCTTGACCAGTGGCGGAAATGATGTTTCGCGTGCCCGCGGTCGACGATGAAGTGTGTCCCAAATGCGGGAGCGCGAACGTGGGCCGCAAGGTGCGCGTGTGGCGCGTCGCGGACGAGCGCGGCCCGCACCATGAGTGCGACGTGTGCGCGCACTCGTGGAAGACACCCGAACAGGTGCGGTTCGCGGGTGAGCGGGTATGATCGCGCTCATCCCCGCGCGCCTCGGCTCCAAGCGTATCCCGCGCAAAAACATCCGCCACTTGGCGGGCCATCCGTTGCTCGCCTACACGATCGCCGCGGCGCGCGAGTCCGGCGTGTTCGCCGAAGTCCTCGTCTCCAGCGAATCCCTCGAGGTGGGCCAGATTGCGACGGCCTACGGGGCCGGCTGGTTGCCGCGGGACGACGCCTTCGCGACGGACGACGCCGCCGACATTCTGTGGGTGCAAGCCGCGCTCAAGACGGTGCCGTGCGACGCCTTCGCGATTCTCCGACCGACGAGCCCGTTCCGCACAGCGGATACCATCCGACGCGCGCACCGGAAGTTTTACACGAACGAAGCGCACTCGCTGCGGGCGGTGCAGCCGGCGAAAGAGCATCCCGGCAAGATGTGGGCGTGGGACGGGCCGGGGTATCCCATGACGCCGCTGCTGTCCTATCAACGCTCCGACGGTGTCCCGTGGCACTCCAGCCCGACGCAGACGCTGCCGACGTTCTATATGCAGAACGCGAGTCTGGAGATGTGCTGGGCCTACGTTGCGCGGGACTTGAACAGTATCACCGGGAAGAAAGTGGTTCCGTTTCTCACCGAGGGTTATGAAGGATTCGATCTCAACACCGACCGAGACTGGCACGAAGCCGAAAGACTCCTCGCCGAAGGGCTCGTATCCCTTCCGGCGCTGGATGTGGCCGCTCTACGCGAAGCGGCTGGCGCACTCTAACGCGCCGATCCTCGTCGGGCCGTTCCGCGGGGAAGTGGGCTTCGAGGTGCTGTACTGGCTCCCGTGGCTGGCGGCATTCTGCGCGAAGTATCAGATCAACCCGGAACGCCTGCTGCCCATCTCGAGGGGCGGGGCCGCGGCGTGGTATGGCGCCCCGCAGGGCATCGAACTGTACGCGATGCGAACCCCGCAGCAGGTACGTGTCGAGAGTCGCCGGCATGGCGCGGCCACGGGCCTGTTGAAGCAGCGCACGGTGTCACCGTGGGACCGGGCCGTGATCGCGGACGCCGCGGAGACGCTGAAGCTGAAGCGGTATCACGTCCTGCACCCGGCGTGGATGTATCAAGACCTCGAGCCGTTCTGGCTGGCGCAGCGGGGCATCAACTGGCTGTTGAAGCGGACGCAGTACACGCAGCCGATGCCGGTCCTGCAGCTCGAGGGCGTGACGCTGCCGAAGGAGTTCGTGGCGGTGCGGTTCTACTCGCGCTACACGTTCCCGCCGAACGACCTCACGGCCGGCGTCGCGCGGGAGACGATCGCCCAACTCGCCCGCGCGCACGACGTGGTCCTGCTGACGACCGGGCAGCATTTCGATGACCATCAGGACTTCCGGCTGAAGAAGCGCCCGTCCAACGTCGTCGCGCTCCACGAGCTCGTCCAGATGACCCCGGAGATGAACCTGTCGGTCCAGGCGTCGGTGCTCTCGCGGGCGTTGGGGTTTGTCGGCACCTACGGCGGGATGTCCCAGCTCGCCCTGCGGCTGCTGAAGCCGTCGGTGACGTTCTATCAGGACTGGGGCGGGACGGCGTTGCCCCACAAGCACCTGGCGGACTTCCTCGCGACGTCCATCGGGGTGCCGTATCACGTCCAGCGCATCGTGGACGTGCCGCTGGCGAAGCTGGTGCTGCCGCCGGTGGTGATGCAACAGAATATTTCGGCGGAAAACACTCAGCCGCCAGCCGAAGCCGTGGTAGCGTGATCCTGTAAGACCCTGCCGCCGAGGGACCATCGGGCGTCGTTCTGAGCGGTGCGCGATCCTGATGTGACGCGCATCGCTGGCTCGTTCTCACATCAGCCTTGCCGCCGAAGGTCCACGGGCGTTTCCCGCGGGTCGCCGCCGCGTCTGTCTCGGGCGTTGTCGGACCCTGGCCGTCGGTCAGTCGGCTAGGCGTCGGCACCTTTCCTGACCTCACAACCGATTGCTACGCGCGACGTGTGTGTCGCGGTGAGGTTTCCGCATGGCAGACATTACGTTGACGGCGGGTGATTACATCCGACCGCACAAGAGTCCGTGGGGGGCATTTCCCACCCGGACGGTCAAGTGTTCCACCGGCACATCCACCCAGGTGATTCGCCTCGGTCAGACGGTCGTCCTCGACCTCTCGGGCTCCACGGCGTTCCGCGATTGCGTGATCCCGTGCGGCGTGTCCTCGGGCACGCTGAATCCCGCGGCGGCGTCGATCGTCGGCATCGCGGCGGAAACCCCGCCGACCACCGGCCTGTCGACCGTCGTGGGCGGGACGCCCGTGATCGCGGTGTGGGACTGCAACCCGAACGTGGAGTTCCGCTCGCGCACGCGCTACGGTCTCATCACCAGTTCGTGCGTCGGGCAGACCTACGAGCTGGGGCGCGACTCCACGCTGAATATCGAGTACGTGATGCTGAACGCCTCGTCGCTCACGACGCCGGCCAAGACGGTCGTGGTGACGGGACTGCTCGACAACCCCGGGGATTCGGGTGGCGCGCTGACGTGGCGCTTCATCCAAAGCTCCGGCTACCTCGCGTATTACAAGTAACCGGGACATGGATTCGCTCGTCGCAGGTGCAATGTCGGCGGGCCGGTGGGCCAATCACCGGACGATCGCTGCGGCGAATCCGCTTCAGGAGTAGCGAGCCATGCCACAGACACGAGGCGTTTTTGATGCCCTGTACGACAATGTCGACAAGGACATCGCTGCGATCATGAAGTCGCAGTTGAAAGAGATCCCGCGGATCTACACGAAAATCTACAACATTAAGTCGAGCGATCGGAAGTTCGAGCGCGTCGTGTCCTACGTGCCGTTCGGCGACACGCAGGCGAAGGTCGAGGGTGACGCCTACGCGACGGACCAGATCCGTCAGGGCTACACCAAGGACTTCACCCACACGGAAAACGGGTTGGCGTTCGAGGTGACCCAGACCGCGCTCGAGGACGACACGGAGAACGTGCTGACGCGCGCCGGCGAGTGGCTGGCGTTCTCGGCCCGTTACGTGGAGGAGGGCCGCGCCGCCGGGCCGTTCAACAACGGCTTCACGTCGGAGCAGACCCCGGACGGTGTGTCTCTGTTCAACACCGCGCACCTGCTCAAGGGTGGGGGCACGGCGAAGAACCGGCTGTCCACCGATGCGGACCTGTCGGCGACCTCGCTCACGCAGGCGCTGATCGATCTGCAGACCGACCAGAAGGACGAAGCGGGGCACCTGGCGAACCCCGTGCAGTCGCTGGTGCTCTACGTGCCGCCGGCGCTCGAGTTCATGGCGTACCGGCTGGTCCACTCGATCAACCTGCCGGGTTCGGCGGACAACGACAAGAACCCGATCAAGTCGCGGTCGTGGGATGTGATCGTGAATCCCCGGCTGACCGACGCGGATGCGTGGTTCATCGTGCCGGCGTCGAAGTCGCAGCACATGGGCACGTTCTATCGTCGCGTCCCCATTTCGATGGAGCCGATGGCGATCGATCCGCGCACCGGCAACCGCATCTTCAAGATCCGGCATCGCTTCTCGGTCGGATTCTGGGGATGGCAAGGAGTTTTTGGTACGGCTGGGGCCTAGTGAGCAAGTACGTCAGAAAGGGCGTCTGGGGTAAGCCACGCGGCACGCGGTGCGCCTCGTGTCTTCGTGACTTACCTCGGACGCGCGATCATTGGGGACCGGATAAGCGAAGCCCTGATGGTCTTTCTAGTGGCTGGTGTCGGTACTGCATCACGCAGCGGTCGAAGCGCATCACCTTTCAACTGCGAATCGACGCGATGATCCATTACAGCAAGGGGTCGCCGTCCTGTGCATGTTGCGGTACCTGCCACATGGAATTTCTGGCTCTCGATCACATCAACGGCGGCGGAAATGCTCATCGGCGAGAAGTGACCGGCAGTGCGAAGGGTGGGCCGAAGTTCTATTACTGGTTGCGAGACAATAACTATCCGCCCGGATTTCAGGTGCTCTGCCACAACTGCAATCAAGCAAAGGCGACTTACGGACGGTGTCCACACCAGCGTGGTGCCGGCTCGCGCGCCCTTCCAGTAGGGAGAACAGCATAAATGGGAGCGACAAAATTCGAGGGTCC